CAATATGAAAAGTTTGTACCGATATTGGTTAAAGCAGTACAAGAACTTTCGGCAAAAGTCGAAGAATTAGAAAATAAATTAAACGGAGAATAAATATGGCTCAAACAGTAGCAGAAGTGCTAACAGCAGCAACAGATAGCGTAACGCTTATCAACGACATCAATACGAATGGTAAAAAATCAGTTTATGTTGGTGGTTCAGCAGAAGCAGATACAGATATGTCACAAGCTGATATAAATGCAACAGTACAACGTAATGTTGACCACTTAGAAATTATCTTGGCTTACGAACCTGTTGATTCAGATGATGATACACCTAACGTAAAAGGATCATCTTCAAGTAAAAAAAATGATTGCAGTACAGCTATTACTACAGGTAAAGCGTATATTGCATCAAATTCATAAGGAGTAAAAATGACTGAAGAGAAAGCAGTAGAAACAACTGAAACTACAGAACAACCTGTAGACCCTCAATTACAACAAAGAATCGCTTATACCGAAACTTTGCAAGAAGAAATAAAAAATCTTCAAGAGCAAATTGTACAGTTGCAATATCAACTAGATATAAGAGTAACGGCTTTGGTTGCTTATCAAAGCACTTTAGATGTTATAGAAAAATCTGAAGAAGAAATTAAATTAAATGGAGAAGGAGAAAAATAATGGATACATTAATGAGTCTTGTACAATGGATCACTACTATAGTAACTGTTGCTTCAATAATAGCTGCATCTACACCAACACCTAAAGATGACGAATGGATTGGTAAGTTATATAAACTTATTGATTTATTAGCTGTAAATATAGGTAAAGCTAAACAACAAGCACCTGTAGTTGAATCTAAAGATGGCGACAGCTAAAGATGCTTTAAATGCGATTGAGTCGCATGAAAAAGAATGTAAATTAATTTATAAAAGTATAGATGCTAGACTAGAAGCTGGCTCTAAAAGATTTGATAAATTAGAGGCTATATTATGGGGTGTATATCCTTTTATACTAGCAACAATAATAGCATCAAGGTTTTTAGGATGAGTAGACAAAAAAAATCTAAATCTAAAGTAAATCAAGCAGGAAACTATACAAAACCTGCAATGCGTAAACGTCAATTTCAACGAATTAAAGCTGGAACAAAAGGCGGAAAAGCAGGACAATGGAGTGCAAGAAAAGCACAAATGTTAGCAAAAGCATATAAAGACGCAGGTGGTGGATATAAATAGTGTCTTATTTAATAAGCAATATACCGCATTTTAAATGTTGGGTAAGGAAAGAATTTACAGTAAATCATCAAAGATATCATGGAGAATTCTTACACGCTATAGCTATTGCTGTTAATACTATTCCAGATAGATCATTAAGTTTTCAAGTAGTTTTTACTGGGTGCGAAGCAGAAGATGATGAATCTAATATACATGGTGGTGCAATGTGGGCTAGGATGCCAATACAAGCTCTTGTAGCAGATATACCTGTAGCAGAGTGGGCATTACCTATGGAAGACCATTTAGCTCAACCTTGGGATTGTGAAGCTAGAGACCATTCTGTAATAGTTATGGATAGAGTAAGTTCTAGTCCTTGGATATGTAAAATTAATAATGAATTTTATCAAGGCAAATATTTATTTACTGTAGATTACACTAATAATTCTATTGCCGATTGTCCTGCTCAACACAAACAATCTCATGTTATATACATAACTGAAGACTGTGAATGGAAAGGCAATATAGTTGCTTTACCTAATAATAGAGTAAGAGCTACTAGTCCTGCTTTATGGGTTACTGGAGAAGGTCCACCTGACTTTGCTCCATCTCAACACATTCATTCAGCAGAAGGACATGAAAGTTATCTTGATCCTTTAACGACTTTCAACAATTTATATAGCGAACAAATAGAGGAGGAATAATGCCATTAAAAAAATCTCAAAGAAGTTTGAAAAAATGGACAGGAGAAAAATGGACTACTCCTAGTGGTAAAAAATCTTCTGAAACAGGTGAAGTGTATGCACCTAAAGCACAAATACAAAAATTAAAATCTACTTCTAAAGGCAGAAGTAAACTTGCTAGAGCTAATAAGAAAAAACGTGAAGCAACTAGAAAGGGCAAACAACACGCAAAACACGGATTGCATAAAGGTAAAAAAAGATAATGTATGAATACGCTTGTAAAGTTGAAAGAGTGGTTGATGGTGATACTATTGACGTTGTGTTGGACCTTGGGTTCGATATTCTTTATAAGTCTCGTGTTCGTTTATATGGCATTGATACTCCCGAGTCACGCACTCGTAACAAAGATGAGAAAGCTAGAGGAAAAATGGCTGCGGCTTTCTTAGAAGATGCTATTAATAATGGCAAACGAGTAGTAATACAAACAAAATTAAAAGATTCCAGAGGTAAATTTGGTAGAGTTTTGGGTGATGTTGTTGTTGATGGAATAAATATTAACCAGTCAATGATAGATAATTA